ATGGTGGTGTCACCCTTTATATAGTGGTAGATGCTATCACGTTGGATGAGTGTGTCCCGAATGTGGTCAACCTTGACACTCTCAATCGTGTGTTCTTGTGTCACCACTACTGGCACTTCCACCCTCTCAACTTGCACCTCTTTGACTGGCTTGCAAGAGCAAAAGCACACGCAAGCAACAATGACAAGCACCACGGCAAGCATCAACTCGCTACACCCATTAACTGCTGGGTTGTCGGTTATTGGTCGGTCGCTCATACTATCTCGATTGTTATAGTTTCGCCACGTTCTTTGGCAGGAACTAGATATTTATCCATAAGGTAGAAAAAAGCCTTTTGGCTGTCCACAACCCTACCAACCACCTTGTTGTAGCCAACAATGAGGCAACCTGCGCTAGAGTTGGCAGACACACCACAATGGATGAGAATCCCCTCAAACGAAGGCACACGCAGCAATCGGGGCAGATAGCCATTGTACTTTTTGGCATAGGGATATTTGATGAAATTTGAGAACTTGGGAGATTTGATGTTGAGTGTCACATCGTAAGTGCCATAAGGGATTGCAGTTTGACTCTTAATCTTCACCTCGCCGTTATCAAACTTGCCGTTCTTGTTCAGATCCCGCACCTTGTCCTCCACCACATCGCAAATGTAGACTTTTGCGCCACTCTCTGCGATGTAGTAAAGATGCCCGATAGTGTAGGTGCTTTTTAGGGCCGTGCGTTCAAGTTTCAGTTTCATTTAAGCCTCCTTTTCTTCAAGTTCCTCACTCTCTTTTGATTTTCTCACCTCATCTTTCCACTCATCTACCCTGCGGTCAACCATGTTCTTCGTGTAGGCTGCCACTCCGAAGATGCCTCCTGCGTAGATAAGCGACTGCCCCAAAATCCAAAGCACTGAATCGCTCACCTCACCCAATGGGGCAATGGCAAAACCGATCGCTGTCAATGTAATGCCAAAAATTAGCATTACACATGCGGAAATAACTCCCAAAGAATCCTTTGTCTCTCGTTTCATAGTTTGTTCCTTTCACCGAACGGCATTTAGTTTCTGCACAACCTTTTGATCAATATAGCCGAGAAGGTAAGCCTCCTCCTCGAGTTCTTATGTTGTCGCTCATGTGTTCTTTCAACCGCAAAGGTCTTTTATTCAGTCAGCCCTTTGATATACATTAATTTATCATAAGCCCACCTATTTGATGTTATGCCACTAACGTAACTATCTACCGCAAAAAGAGCACCTATATCATCAATAGTATATTTCTCTACGGCGATGCCTGCGTTTTTGTAGGCACTTATGTCAACCCTACTTTCTACATCAACAAAAACTTCATTTGTTGCTGATTTAAGGGAGCTACACACCTCGATACTTGCACCACCAAGAATTGCTAAACGAGCATTTGGGTCAAGATTTTTGACACTCTCTAAATAGGTAGTATTACCTAAATATGTGACATTCCCCCTCATCCCTGCATCCGACACTGCTTGGACAACCGCCGCTGCTGATACTGACTTTAACTCCAAGTAAGGGTGTAGTGATAGGTTCTTGCACAATGCAAGGAATTGAGCGAGTGTGGGGATTTTAGTGCCAGCGAATTGCTGCCCTCTCCTAATGCCGAAGTCATATTCAAGAGCCTGCTCGTAGGTAATACTATTTATATTAATCGTGCCGCTAATTTCAGAGCCATCGGCATTCCGTGCAGTGGCATTTATTGACTCATCATGCAACAACACAATTACCCCATCGCTTGTAGTCCTCAAGTCAGTCTCAACATAGTGGAACCCCTGCCTCCGTGACTCCCTAAACGCAGGCAAAGTATTCTCGGGATGCGTCAAATTATAACCCTTGTGGTTGATTGAGCGGATAAACCTCTTTTGGTCGGGAATTTTAACCATTGCCACGGAGAATGCCGATTTAGCATCATCCACAAGAAATGTGGCGTTCCCACTCGCTCGTGCAACCCACACAACACACATGTGCGCATTATGAGGCACTGGTATCATTATGTTTCCAGTCGTGACACCCCACTCAAATATGAATGTTGAAGTATTTGCCTGCGATATACCCACCTCTTCGTAGGTGTAAAATCTTAGGTCAACTCTGTATCCAGCGAGTGGTTTTACTATGACGCCATAACCATATTTCACGGGGAATTCTGCGATTACTCTTGAGCTGCTGGGCTCCGCAGCATGGCCTGTCGAGCCCATTGTCATGTTGGCAAAAGCCATTGCGTCAGTGGGGACAACCTCATAGCCAAAATTATCATACAGGTATCCAAAAAGATTCTCATTCACCTTCTGCGGGATATGAGTGTTCGCAATGTCCTTATTGCCTTGCATCCATTCCTGCCTTGCATAGGGTTCTCCTGCTACTGTCACTGGCACACGGTTATATTCTCCGCCATAGTTATCTTGAAATGAAGCTCTCAAAAAAGCCGCATTAGCAGGTGCAGTTATTGTGCGCCTCGCAGCGGTTGCCTTATATGCCGACAACTGCACTTTTTCCGAGTCATAAAAAACAAGTGCGCATATGGCAGCGGTTCCGCCTGGCGTCCAAACAATGCTATTGCCTTGCACACATGGGATGTAATCAGTTAAATTCCATACAGACGAAACGTCCACAGCACCAGCTGCATTTATAAAATAACCTTTTATGTAGTTCTGTCTTGTGCCATTATAAAGCACCTTCCCCATCTCAGCGGAGAGGGCATCCTCATGCCCTCCAGTGGTCAAGTCATCAACAATCACAGCCAAACCGAGGTCATGACCATCCTGCCCATTGGTCACCTCAAAGGTTGAGGTCTGCCCATTTGAAAGCGTAATAGTATAGGTGTCCACCAGTCCGCTGGTGCCAGTCTTTTCTATGGAGGTAATTCCGACACCTTGCGCTCCAGCTTGTCCATTTGCTCCGTTGGTCACTTGGAATGTTGTTGTTGTATCATCGCTGTAGGTAATCGTGTAGGTATCAACAAGCCCTGCGGTGCTTGTTTTCACGATGCTCTCAATGCCTCGCCCATCTTCCCCTGCGACAAAGGCTTGCGAGTTAAGATAAATAACGTTTTCCTCAAGTCCTTGGATAATGTCATCCATTGTTAGGTCATCGCTACTCTCAACAATAAAAAATTGGTCAGTCCTAAACGAGCGCAAACGTTGCCCATTTGCCTTAACTACCGAAACAACTACACCATAATTGTCGGCCAGTTCATTGCCCGAAAGGTCAATGTTTGCCACGTTGCCATCAATGGTGGGGGTGTAGGTATAGTTGCGCCTTGAGCCTTTTAACTGCACGGTTACATCATCCGTTGGGTCGGGTGTGTAGTCTTGCAAGTCCATTTGGTCGCCGTTGATGTAGTAGATTTGCAAAGGTATCGCCAAAGAGAACGAATTGCCTTGCACGATTACTGGGATATTAGATGCCATCTTTATTTTCCTATCTTTTTAAGTGATAAACGGTTATTAACTAATTTGCGCCTATTACAACATGTTTCGCTAGTGTTGAGAAACGCAAGACATTGCGCCTTGTAGTTATCAGCATTTGCGAATGCCTCGTTGTATGCTTGTGTCTTTTGCTCGGGGGTTGCTTCATCACTATATTGGTCGGTCTTGATTTGGAAACCAAAACGAGTGACCACTCCAATGCTGGCACGGACGATGCGCCCATAAGCATAGTAGAGCAGAGCCTTGCGAAGTCCAGCGAAGATGTGAGCATCGCCACAAGTATCTTTGTAGACACCACCCTGCCACAAAAGGGTAGCAAGAGCATCCTCATCACGATTGAGGATGCGAATCCACCAGTCAGCACCAATCGCTGGGATGATGTCAAGATTTTGAGCCTCTTCGATGCATCGGTCTACCAGCGCATCTTGTGCGTTGCATGGGCGGCACTCTTTGTCAATATCCTCTCTTGTGATGAGTAACTGGTTATCGTATAAAATTGGGTTGCTTTCCATATCTTAAACCTCTACATTATAGGTTAGTGGTTCAATTTCACAGTCAAGATTTACAAGCGGTTCGTGCCACACATCGAAAATCTTGCGAAATGCTCGCTCAATCATTCGTTGCTCCTTGCTCACTAGACTTGAGTAATAAGTATAACAATCGTGGATGGTTGTGCCGCTAAAGCCAAGTTTGCCCGAACGAATGCAAAGGAAAGGCTCCTGCTCAAAAGCGCAGTAAATGCGCTCAACTACGGAGTTGTCCGTAACCTCAAAAGACTTGTCAAAGTTTTGCACTGGGAACGGCACGATCTCGGGTTTTTCCTCATCGTTGGCAACGGTTAAAGAGATAAGCACGTTGCTGGTTTCGTCTCCTTGGAATTGCGCCAAATCCTCTGCGAAACCACGAGCCTCAACCGCCTTTTTTACCTCGTCTTCTTCGTTGAGTGCTTGACTTGTCTTGCTGATAACAAACGCACTAGGCAAGAAGTTGCAACGAACGTTGCGGAACTTGACATTGCTCAACCCCTCATCGGTGCTTAACTCGGTTAGCACTCTATCGTAGCGAGGTAGTGGGTATCGGTCACGGCCGGCGGTTGACACCCACATAATTTGCCCTTTGTAATGCTCAATGCCACCACTTGCGACTATCTGCGCCCTCACGATGTCGGGATTGGGGTTAAAGCGGTCAAACGTGCTGATTGTGTCTTTTGACACTCGCACAATTTTGCCATTTCGAGAGGTTCTGCCATACCAGTCGGGGTGGGTCACAATGTGGGCAATATATCCGCTATCGTCATCCTCTTGCAGTCGGCACGATTCAAAGGGGACGTGTTGCACCTCGCATATTTTGCAGTTAAGGTCATAGTTAACGTGGAGTGCAAAACCGCCATAATTCGCCAAGTCTTGAGCAACTGCCGTGAGGATGTCATCGGTGGTCTCGCCATAGTGGTTAACCTCAAGGTCATAGATTATGGCATTTGCTATGCCCTCGCCCTCGATAAACCTTGCGTAGCGGTCGCAACACTCTGCGCCAGTGCTTGAACTATCAAGTATCGCTTTCGCTTGTTGTGGATACAAGTTATTTGCACCGTAGGCTTTAATTCCCAAAGTGCTTAAATAACTCACGTCTATTCGCTGGGGTGCTTTTTTTATCTTTTGGATGTTCATCGCTCAAAACCTCGTTATTTGCGTTTTCTCGCAGTCTTTTTCTTCTTTGGTGTAGTTGGCGAAACCTCAGCAGGGGGCATTTCAGCAACCTCTGCGACCACTTGTTTCTCGGTGCTTGCGCTGGGCAAGACTGCAAACCAGTCTTTGCGCATAGGGAACGCACTCAAAAACTCCCTAGCAACCTCATCGGTGAGGTTTGCATTGGTGTAGTGGTTGCCTTGCCACTTCAAGACCACACCATTGACTAATTTTGCTTGTGCCATCTTTTTGTTGCTTTTACGTTGGTACATTAATTTAGCATATATCTCTAGGAGCGCATCTTTCTCAACGTTCTTGCATCGGCATTTCCGCAGATGCTTGCGACAAACTGCCCAATATAGGCGGTCAATTCGCTCCCTAACAAGTGCGAGGTCATGCCCACTTGTTGCAAGACCTCGCAATATCATCAACTCGGCTTGCGCCTCTTGGTCAGTCATGTGTGCCGTGCGTTACTAACCTTTCAAAGTTTCGTAGAGTGCTGCATCAATGAAGATGTTGCCCTTTACTGCGTTCTCTTCAGTCATGGTAACGAGCCAGCCTGCGAGAGTGTCATCGTTGTAATACTCACGAATCATTGCGCTTGCGTGTAATCCTGCCTCAAGACCGAAAACTTGGTAAGTGCCGTTGTTGTTTTGAAGAACAACCACATACTCGCCATTCATCAAGGCATAAACCTGCTGTGCGGTCACGTTATCTTGGTTGAGGATTACAAACTGCACCGTATTGGTAAGGGTGTTAACGTATGTTCCCTCAACCATCTCCTGTTGTGAGCCGCTATAAGGTGTTTTACCGCTTTGCACGATGTTAAAGGCTGTCTTGTCGGTAGCCAAAGGCAGAGCGGTAATTTGGAATGGGTTTTGCGCATCGTATGTCACACCGCTCATGGTGATGTCCTTGCGGTTGATAATAAGACCATCGGGCTTTGCGCCCTTAACGGCTGGGTTCGTGCAATCGTAGCCTTGGATGTCTGCGCTAATCAAAAAATCACAAAGTGCCATATCTTTTTTATCCTTTTTAAATTGTTAGTAAAAAAATTGGTGCGGATGGTGTGACCATCCCACACCAATAAAGTGGTTAATTCGATGCCTAGACCGAATTAGTAAGCGATTACGGCCATTGCCTCATCCAATACCATTGCGCCCAGTTTGTCCGTTGCATAGATGTGGTTGAGCAGAGTGGTCTCATCGAATGAGATGCGCAGACTTGCGAACTCGTCAGTTCCGTTGACAGCAAGGGCAAGGTTGCGCTCGGTTGAGAAGACTGCTCTGTGGGGTGCGTTGTATGCGGTTGCAGTGCCTTCGTAACCTTGGATTATCTCGTCAAATTGTGGCAGTACACGCAGACGGATGCCACGATAAGATGTCTCACGGATGCCGTTAAAGAGGGCAGTCCATTGCAACTCACTACCGTAGTATGTCTTTAGCAACTGCGCCTCAAGACCATCGGCAAACGACTGGGTAACGTATATGATTTGATCGCTCTGCTGGCGGAGTGCGGGCGATGCGTTGTTAATCATAGCATCCAGCACATCAACTGCCTCGGTGGCGATGCCTGCCATCTGCGCTGCCTTGGTTGTTTGGGCGTTGGCTGTGATGGTTACTCTTGGGGTAGTGCCAGCAGTCACACCAGCAAATAATTGCTGGAAAAGTCCGTTGGTCAGGGTAAAGTAAGGCACATCGGTTGCGTTGGTAATAACACCACCATTTGCAACATCGGTTGCGTTCTTGTCACCGAACCACGCAATACGCAGGTACATCTTCATGATTGCCAACTCCAAACGAGGCACAACGATTTCATCAAGATAATCGTTTGCGGTCATGTCGGCAATGTCAGTGCCGTTGTTAAGGGTATACTTAACAAGAGTGTTTTCAACATCTGCATAGCAAAGCTGCTCTGCTATCTGCCAAGATGCGATGTCCCATGTTTTCTCGCTGGTATCCATTGCATCGTTGCCCCATGTTGGAGAGCAACCAGTGCTTGCAGTACCTAGCAAACCAAACTCGCCGATGATGCCCAATTTGTCACCGTTGTACACACCACGGAAAACATTCAGCAACGAGCCGATGCGCTCCGCTGTCAGGACATCCTTAAAAACTAAACGTGAAATCTCACGAACTGCCCCATTATCGGGGGTGATTTGGGTAAAATCAAGACCTACTGAAGCCATTTCTTTTATTCCTTTTTAGTTATAATTAATAATTCACTTTTTAGTTGTCTGCGCCTTGCGCTCTGCCTTGCGCTTGCGGTACTCGGCAAAACTCAAGTTCTCGTTTTTCTTTGCCTTGGTGTCAATGCCAGTGGTTGTGTCTCTTTTGCTAACCTTGCCAGTTGACTGAACGGTTGATAACCACTCAATGCCACCAGCCACTGCGACCATATCCAGCACCTTTTTGTCGTTTTCGCTCTTGGCATTTGCCTTTGCGTCTTCCAACTCTTGGCGCAAGCGGTCAATCTCGGCATCTTTCTCTGCGATTTGTGCCTTGAGGCGGTCAATCTCGGCATCTTTCTCGCTTTCAACCTCATCCTCTTTGAGGTCGGGGTCATTCTCCTCTCCTCGCTCTTCCTCGGTCTCTTCGACCACCACCTCGGCAGGGCGAATCTCAACAATTGCGCCACCCTCTACCACGATGGTTGAACCATCGGGCATGAGGTATTCGCCATCTTCCGATAGCACCACATCACCGACCACTGGCTCGCCACTCTCTTTTTCAAGTTCAAGTTGCTTGCCATCGGCAGTTTCCAGCACCATCGCCTTAATATCAAGTGCATTTCTAAATGCCTTGAATGCGTTGTTTAATTTTTCTTTGAAACTCATCTTATCACTTAACTTAGGGGTTTTATTTTGTGCCGAAATCGGCAGAATCTCTTCCGAAATGAAACCTAACTCAATCGCCTTTGCTACGTTCATCGGCTTGTCCTCGTCCATCATTGCACTCAGCACCTCACGGTCGGCACCAGTGCGCTCAACGTAGATGTCCAAGAACTGGTTGCGCACATCCTCAAGTGACTCGGCAATGTTGCCTATTCGCTTTGCATCGCCCTCAACGAAACCACTTATATAAGGGTTATGGATCAAGATTGATGCATTAGGGTGCGCTTTTCGCAAGTCTTTGCGTGCCGACAATAATAGCAAGGTGGCACTGCTTGAGCATTCGCCAATGACCTCTGCGCTTATGGTCTTGCCAGTAGCACGCAGGGCATCGTACATTGCGAGTGCTTGGTCGGTCATACCACCTCGGCAATTGATTGTTAGGTTGATTTCGCCATCATCTTCGGGGATGCTTGCAATGAACTTGTCAATGTCAAGAAAGGACATGCCACTCAAGCCACCGAAAGCCATAAAAGCCTTGCATTCCTCGTCCACGATGTCGCTATATATCTTTAACTTTGCCATATGTTTCTAACTTTTTGGGCAAAGATAATTAGAGTTACACACTTTTTTGCGGTTATTTTACCATTTTGTGTGGCAAACCGCTTTGCCACTAACAAAAAACCACCCTCGCAATCCCTGCGAGAGCGGTCAAAATTAATCATCAACAAATAAACATAAATTATGAAAAACTAGAATACACTAACATTATTCTTGTACTTGTTCATCCATCATTTTGACAATGAGCCTGACCATGCGCTCTTTATAGCCATATTTCTCGGCAACCGCTTGGGCTACCCATCGCACTTTGTTGCCCTCTGCGACCAGTCTCTTGTAATCCTCATAGATGGGCAGATATGCGATGTAGTTGCCACTTACCCCATTGCGGTGCATCGTCCGCAAGATGGGCAGATTGTCGGATATTAGTTGGTAGATGGTCATAACCTTGCACGTTCATTCATTACTGCCACTTGCCTTTGCCCTCGGTTGATGTCCTCAACACTCACCACTGGATTGGGGAGCATTGCTACACCCTTTGCGACTGCTCTCGCAAGCATATCCTCGCCTTGGATGCTGGATGCGCTTTGCGTTGCTTGAAATGGCACACCACCGCCCAATTGGTTAAGACTTGAGAGTAACCCCGAAAACATGGCGGTGGTGTTTGCATTCATGATGCTCTCTCCGTTGCTCACACGCACTGGTATGCTGTCGCTGGTGCCAGTACCAGCACCACGGATATATCCACCAGTTGCGAATCTTGCGCTATCTAGGGATGCGAATGCCTGCGCCATTGCGGTGGTGACTGCGACAATAGAGGTGGCAATTTGGGCAATCATCTGCCAAGGGCTTATGGCATTTGAACCAGCCTTGACGGCATTTGCGATTGCAACCGCTTGCGCTATCATTATTTCGCCTAATGCGAGGGTCTTTTGCAGTACTGCGGCCTCTTTGCTCTGCTCACCGAATGCGCCCACAATCTCGCCAAGACCACCAACCATCCCACCGATAGCCTCATACTTTGTTTGCTCTATCTGCTGAATGGATTGTGCGTGTTGCTTTCTTGCATCTTCCTCTTGCTTGTTGTACTTGGCGATGATTGCTTGTTTCATTGCCTCGTTGTTCTCATATAGCGCAAGTTCTGCCTCTTTCTCCATCCTTATCAACTCGAGTTGATAGTCAAGATGTGCTTGTGTTCCCTCGGTTGTGCCGTCCAGTAGTGCTTGAGTGAGTGCCTTGGCATCCGCTTGCGCCTTTGCCTTTTCATCGGCAATCTTTTTGTCTTGTTCAGCCTTCAACTTA